TTGATGGTAAAGATGCTTGTTCACTTTATTTAGGATATACAATACAAGAACTAAACGAGATGTGGAAACCTGAAGAATGGTTCAAGTTTGGAAAACATCCGATAAATAATCTTTTTCATAAAGAATCTCCAACTAAACTAGAATCTGCTAGATTATTTGTACAAGGTGCTTTGAAAATGGCTAAAACTGCTTTTATGTCAAATGAAACTTTTGCATTACCTATTACATATCAGCATAAAGATGGATCAAAAGTTTTAACAACTTTGTATTTTGAATTTAATATTTCAGAAAAAATGGCAACAATCAAAACTAGGTTTCATAATGGGACTCATTAAGTACCCCACATATAGTACCCCACATTTGAGCCATTATGTCCTTTGATGTCTTTAGATGTCCCTCTGAAAATATATTTAATTGAATTTATCGAATATAGGTGTAACGGATTATGATTCCATTGCTCTAACCAACTGAGCTACTCCGCCATTTCTTTATTTTGTCATCAATCTTTTTAACATTTAGTTGCTTGTTAAAATTAATATTTAAAACCATAGTACCCCACAATTAGTACCCCACAACACAAAATTTAATCAAAAAACCTTGATTTAATTGATGGATGATGAGATTGAATTAATGCCATGTTAAATTTTGTATAAATTTCAGTTGTTTTCATATCTTTGTGTCCTAATTTCATTGACACTTCTTTTATATCTCCAGTTTTTAAATATAATCTAACTGCATAAGTATGCCTTAAACTATGTAAGCGTAATTTAGTACCATCACCGAAAAGATGTCGAACAAATTTTTTAAATTGTTTCGATATATTTTCTCTGTTTTTAATATTGATCATTGCATAATTTTTATCTTTTGCTTTTTTTTGAAAATCTAAAATAAAATCTTTTTGTTCTTTAGTTATATAAATAATTCTGTTTGTATTTTCAACTCCTCCTCCTGCTTTTGCATCATCAGGTAAAACATACATTATATATTGTGAATTTTTTAAATTGTGTATTTTTCCAACAAATGGTTCTTTTAATCTGCATCCAGTATCAAAAAAAAATTGAAAAACTTTTTTTAAATAATTAGCATCTCCTCCAAAAGATTTTTTTGAAATTTGATTATAATCTTCAATATTCATTAATTTATTAAATTCATCTTCAGTTAAATAATCAGGTAATAATTCTTTTTTCTTAGGAATATCAATAATTGGTTTATTTTTATAATCTAAATTCCATTCTCTTAATTTATATTTATAACAATCTTCAATTATGCTATTGAAAACAAACATAATTTTTCTGTAACCATCATAAGATTTAGATTTTTGTTTTGCATAATTATTTAACTGCAACACTTTTGAATGTGTAATATTTTCAAATGGTAAATTTTTTCCTAAACAATTTAAAATGTCTTCATATTTTGAAAAATACCATGTTTTAGAACCTTTTTTTATATTAGTTGATTTTTTTTGTTCTTTATGAAAATTGATAGCATCTAAAAGAGTTGTTGATTTTACTTTACTTACTTTATCCTTATTGATCCATTCAAAATATGTTTTATCAATAATGCCATTTAACAAATTTTTTCTTTGTTGATGCACCATCAATCCTCTTTTCTCTGCTTGATGTTTTTGTTGTATAGTTGATAATGACATATCTATTTTAAGAGGAATCATAATTTCTTTAAAACTATAATTGATTCTTTCTCTGAGTCTATAATAATAAGAACCTTTTTTTAAAACCCAATGTTTAATTCTGCTTGGCACAAACCAATTTAAGAAAAATTTTAAAATTCTTCCACAATTGACTATTTCATTTTAACTTTTATAAATAAAGGGAGGTTACTATGATTCCTGCTGAACATATTGAAGAAATGGTTAAAAATTCTTGGATCAAAGATGCTGATAAAGAAGATTTAGATGCTTTTTTTAAATGGTTAGAAAAATGTCCAATTGTTTATAAAGCAATTGATGCCAATGAAAAAGATCATACAATCGAGTTAAATTATAAATTTACATTATTAAAAGAAGATTAAAATTCTTCAACGATAGATAAACTGGTATTAAAAACCCTTGATGCTACTTGAGTTGATTGCAATTCATTCTGTCCAAATCTAGCATATAAATAATCACCAACTGTTGTACTTGATGAATCAGGAGTAAATATAA